TTCCTCGACCTTTGCCTGTGGCTATTACGAGAATTAGACCTCCATTACCACCCCAATTCCCTACTGCTCGAGCGCAAGCTAATTTTGCTGCTCAAGTTCGTGCTAGTACACCCCTATATGAAGGCCGACTTCAGAGTGTTACTGGTATATTACCAGGAGCAAGACGGGTATTAGAAGGTTCACGTGTACAAAGTTTTTCAACTCGTGTAATGCAGTCAGATCGTATGCCAAATCATGGAAGAATTGTACTAAATAGTTTGCCACCACTAGTTGGTCGCACAAGTAAGACACAAGAGTATCTTAGAACTATAGGTTTTTCTGAACTTACACTTGAACAATTAAAAATCCATTATAGACAAGTAGCAATAGATACTGGTTTACCTGAAGAAACTGTAATGCCAATATTAATTCCATTAGGCAAAAATTTTATCATAGCAGCAGCTGGTGAGAAAGGAGAAATAACGAAGTTTTGGACATCGAGTGGGCGTAAAAGAATGAGTATAGATGGTACTCTGCATACAGTTACAGGAGCACAACTAGAACATCCTATTCCTCAAAATGTGTGGACATTAAATCTTATGAGTCATTCAGATTTAGTCCGTAGAAATAAAGGTTATAATTATCATTATGCACTTACAAGAATACAAGGAGTTTGCCAAGATACTGAAATAAATATGATTCGTATGGAAGCTTCTATAAATACTGGTCCACAGGCTAGAATAATGAATGATGCTATTAGAAGGAATGTATCATTAGATGACGCATGGGGTGCTGCTTCACTAGAAGATAGAAATGCACTTATACAATATCATAACAGAAATCCTATTAATGGTGTAGCTCCAGGACTTGAAAGAATGAGACATGATATTTCTTCAAGAATACCTCTTCTTATAGAAAGAAGAGATAGAGAACTAGCAATGTGTAGTCCTGCTCAAATAAATGATAGAGATTTAATGGAACAAGTTTTTAATGGTGTGATAAATAGTTGTAATGTACTAGTTGGTAATATTCATAGAGGAGGGGCATTAGCAGTTAAAACAATTGAATCTTTATTATATAGATTATTGAGCACAATTGATTTACCTGTAAAGGAAGGTCAAGTTACAACCAAAGAGTTACAAAATAATTTAATTTCTCTCTCAACTAAAACATTAATATATACAATTGAAATTAATGAAAAGATACAGCGTTTAAATATGAAAAATGTAAATGGCGGATTCAGAAAAAATAGAACTCTAAATAGAAAAAAAATGGTAAGAAAGACACGCAAATTAGGAGGAGGTCCCCTTAATAGAGTGGGAATGATGGTTGGAAAAAAATTTATGACAACGGCAGCACAGGCAGCACAAGGAGCGCTAAAATCACAACCGTTGGCTCAAACCGCTTTTAAAATGGCCCCAATGGCCTTAGGAACACAGTTGGGAAATCCTGCATTAAGAAAATTTTCAACTAATTCTAGACCATTCAATAAGGCAAAGGGAGCAATTGCAGAAACAAAAGAATCATCGTGGACATATGAAAATTTTTCAAATTCTGAAAAATTTCCAAATTTTGAAGAAGTTGTCAAAAAAAGAACAAATGCTCAAAAATGGAATGATATGCAGAATATTCCTTTTGATACTATGCAGTCTCATGAAACTGCAAATTTTGCAAGACAACAAATGAATAAAATATTTCCCGCTGGAAGGCCAAAATCTATAAATCTTAATAAAAAAGCAAAAACTGCAAGCGAATCACAAAAAGATCTATATGGTGGAACTCGCAAGCGCAGAAGACACTCCAAGAAACACCGAACTCGTAAACATTAAACAGCGTATCGCGTTACAATTGCGTTTGCGTCCCTAGTATATAGAGACGCAATGGCAGCAGCATCCGCTATGAATGTATCCCTCCGAAAGTTCGAAATGAAGAAGATTCCTCAAGACGCCGTGGCCGTTTTCATTGGTCGCCGTCGTACAGGTAAGAGTACCCTCGTTCGTGACCTCCTCTACCATCACCAGAATATGCCGCTCGGCACAGTTATCAGTGGTACAGAGGAGTCGAACAGTTTCTACGGGCAAATGATTCCGCCTCTCTTTATCCATGGAGAGTTCAGTCCCGTTATTCTGGCAAATTTCTGTAAACGCCAGAAACTCGTGATGCACAAAATCCAGCAGGACCTTGCTGTTGGAAAACAGAGCAAGATTGACCCCCGATCCTTTATGATTCTCGACGACTGTATGTACGACGACTCCTGGACACACGACAAGAACATTAAGTATCTCTTCATGAACGGCCGTTGGCTCAAGGTCTTCTTCTTGATTACTATGCAGTACCCCCTCGGTATTCAGCCGGCTCTCCGAACCAACGTAGACTATGTTTTCATTCTTCGTGAGCCCTATGCATCCAACCGCAAGCGCATCTATGATAACTACGGGTCGGCCTTTCCCTCCTTTGAATTCTTCTGTCAGGTGATGGACCAGTGTACTCAGAACTACGAGTGCCTCGTAATTGACAATACATCACAGAGCAATAAACTCGAGGACTGTATTTTCTGGTATAAGGCTGAAATGCACCCTGAGAAGTTCCGTATTGGAGCACCCGAGTTCTGGCAACATAGTGAACAACACTATCGCGACAAAGATGAAGAGGATATTAACCAGTATGACCCGAGTGCAGCACGGAAACTCAAGGGACCTCCTATTAATATCCGCAAGATGTAGGATGAAGAGCGACACAATAGCGATTTTATGCATACTTCTGTTTGCATGTGTCCTGATGGGTTGGTATGCCATTGAAGGGCGTGCTGAGGGATTTGAATCAAGAGAAGGTCAGATGTGCGGAGTTGATATGCCTCCGTGTGCACATGGTACACGCTGCATGAATGGATACTGTACTTCACTCAGTGCTCCGATGTTACCGGCCGTTTCCAATTTACCTGTTGAGCCTTCCGATCTTGGAAATCCTGGCGGCTTTCTCCACACTGAATAGAATGGCTAAGATGATGCGTTTAGGAATTGCGGGCTGCGCCCTTGTTATCTTATTTGCAGTGTTGATAATTATGCCCACGCTGCGCAGCATGTTCCCCGGCCTCGTACAGGGCTTTTCCAACTATGATTGCAAGCGCGAGACGCAGTGCCCTGAGGGAACGTTCTGCCAGAGTGACCAGTGTATTCCGATCGTGACGCCTGCAATGACGAATTCTGCAGGTGCCACTGGATATTACGCGTAAATATCTGTTCTATGTTTTTTCAAAAAACTGTAAACAGACTAGTCCTTCTTATCGTCCTTCTCTTCCTTCTTCTCCTTCCTGCGCTCCATGGCTAGGTCAGCAGGGCCACTGAACATGCTCGCATAGGAACCGACACCCGCCGTGAACGGCGAGGTATCGACCGCCTCAGGCTCAGGGTGCTCTGAACCTTGGAGTTGCTGCCCCGCCATGCCCTTGACGCCCTTCTTGCGCTGTTCCGAGTAAAAGGTATCACGAGCATTCTCATTCTCCTTGTACTTCTTCATGAGCGTGTTGAGTTGATCCTCCGCATACTCCTGCTCCGCAACCGCATTGGGATTCGGGTCCCACGGCAGCCACTTACCGACCTCGCCCACAAAGACGTTGTGAATCGTGTCGTTGCGCTGGAGCTTCTTGGAACGAGCAACGGCCTCGCCCTGAGTTCCATAGACTCCGCGAATCTTGAGGCCACGCACAGAGGTCCTGAAGTTATTCTTTGCATAGAACTCCTCCTCGAGACGGCTGCCATTCTTGTAGAGAAAGTCCTCATACGCCTCCTGGATCGTCGTCTCCTTAATCTCCGCCTGGTTCTTGCGGACATAGCCCTCGAGGTCAGCAAGCACCGTCTCCATCTTCACCTGGCTTGTACGGCAAATGAGTGCAACACCCGAGAGATCGGCCTTCTCCGCCTTGACAGCCTCCGCCTCGAGCTTCGAGTTAACTGAGCGAACCGTATCGGCGAGAAAGGCCTCGAGCTTCTTGGTCTTATATTGGATCTCATAGTCCTTTACGAAAGTTGAAAAGAGGAATGAATCCTTACTGGCCAGAACCTTCTCCGGACTCAGGAAACTCAGTAGACAGAACTTCTGGCCAGGAATCTCCTGGTCCTCCTCAAGAAAGTCCTCCTTCTCCGTATAGTTAACCTCCTTTGACATTCTAAGGGCTTACTGGTATATTTCTTTAGGGGGTTTCCACGCAGACGGCTGCGCCCAAAAAATTTCTCACCAACCAATATAAATAATGGATCTCGCTGAAGTTCTCAATCGCGCCATCAAGTATCTCATTGAGGGTATCGCCGTCGGTCTTGCAGCCGTGCTCGTTCCCCGGAAGGGCATGGACTTCCAGGAGGTCGTCGCCATCGCCATCGTCGCCGCGGCCGTTTTCGCTGTGCTCGACCTTGTCTCCCCGTCCATCGGCGTGACGGCTCGCCAGGGTGCCGGCTTCGGCATTGGCGCGAATCTCGTTGGCTTCCCTCGGTAAGCGCAGCGAGCCCTTCATGGGTAAACATAGCGACCCCTGGGCCAATCAATATGACTATCAACAAATCTACTATTTTTCTATGCCATAGATAAATAGTAAATGCGTATGTCGACGATAACAGTCGCACTTATTGTGCTTATTTGCACAGTTCTCTTTGGAGGACTTATGGTATCGCGTTCATATTTGGAGAGATTTGAGGATGCAAGTGGAAATCCGGTTCCGGCCCCTACTGCTCAGGTAACTCAAGCAACGCCTGTCAAGGACATTATGGCACAGCCTATGCAGATGCCTATGCAACTGCAGCCTATGATGCAGCCCATGCAAATGCCTATGCAAATGCCCATGCAAATGGAGCCTCCAATGACTGAACCCATTTCATTACCGTTTGATGCACAGGTTCTCTTACCAATCCAATCACCTACATTTAATCGCTATCGCGCAACTGCTGCTATGCAACTCCAGGGTGCCCCTTACGGCCAGATGGCCCAAATGCCTCAAATGGCCGGTGGATTCTCACCTGAAGTAATGGCTCAAAAGAACGTACTTTTAGACCAAGCAAGGCAGGCCGCAACGACAGGTGATATGGCAGCAGCGGCATCTCTCAAACAGGCCGCCTCACAAATTGGTAGGGGTTAAGTAGAATGCGTCTTTCCAATACAGCGCTTATCCTGGTTATTTTTGCCTCCGCCATTCTT